CAGTTCAGCGAACATACCACCACCGAAGTTTTGTTCAACAAGTATTTGATTTATGTTATTGTCTCTGGCAATCTTACTAATCTTCTCTAGAACGGCATCTGAGTAGCCACCAGACAGTCCTAAACACTCTGTGACGTATAAATTACCATTAAGCATCTTTACACAGCTTATAGCGGTCTGATCTTTACCCTTACCAGAAGGGTCAACGAACATAACTGACCCTGTATATTCTATGAAATCACCAAATTCTTGGGCTGGTCGGTAAAATCTATCGCCATTGAAGCCTACACATTGAAGGTCTTGTATTACATATTCGGGATTATTAGACCAGATTATTTTTTCGGGTGCAAATTCTTTATTTACAGAAGCAATTACTAGGTCGTTTATTTTTAATGGGTATCTATCCTGATCTGAAAGGGTTGTATCTAGTTGGAACTGTAGATTGAAGCCAGAACGACCATAGGAAGCTTCACGTTCCATCAAATCCTGTGCTGAGAACCTTATAGGGTCAACAGGATCGTTAGGCTTTACAAGCCCTTCTAGGAGTTCTTTTTGTATTTTAGGAGCAAGTCTATCTCCATAGTTGTTTTTTAGTTGTGGGTATCTGGCTGTCCATATTCTTGTTTCATATCCTCTTTCTTCCAGTGTTAGATACACAGAATTTTCTACTTGTGGTGTACCTAAAAAAGTAATCTTTCCATTTGGCTTTAGTATGGCTTCAAATTCTTTTACAGCTTCACTAAGTTTGTCTCTCATGGGCTGTGTATAGGAGTTATTGGGAACTTCTACGTCATCAGCAATTACTTCATCTGCTCTAGCTCCTGACATCTGTCCTAAGACACCTCTGGAAGAGCATGAGGGAGCATGATCGGCCTGTGCAGGTTTTACATCAAAACTTACTTTACTGTTTCTCTGGTCATCTCTAGGGATTAAATCAGCAAGTATTGGCATCTCATTGATAAGACGCATAGTAAATGTGGTAAAGTTATCGGCTCTATCTTTACTGGCAGATA